TACACCGATTGCGGTCGCGACGGACGTAACACCACCAGTCACGGTAATTAGGTAGTTGTCGTAGGTGCTCGAGAAGGCTCCGGTCACGGTCACCGACGACACGGCCGACCCGATGGTCTGCGTCTTGACCAGCCACAAGCCGACAGCATTCATGTCCGCCGCCGTCAGAATGTCGCCGCTAGTGAATGAGGGGTAAGTCATGGGGTCACCATCCGAGTCGGTTTGTGTTGAGAATACCGAACGTCGACGAGTTCAGGGTGAACAGGTCATACACGACGGTCGGCGAGAGGTACAGGGTGAAGTTAGTTTCCTTGGTGGATGTCGCTGAGATTGACGCTCCCTCAATCACGAACGTGGTCGTCGTTGAGGTGCCACCAGGCGGCGTGTAGGTGATGTTCGTGGTTTCGCCCGCCATCGTCTGGAGTTCGTTCAGGAAGTCAGTGATGTAGAGGTCGCCGTTCTGCTTGCCGTTGAATTGGATGTCGACGTAGAGGGCTTCTTGGGCGAACACGGCGGCGAACCAGTCGGTCTGGGCTTGCTGTTGGGCGAGATTGTTGAACAGGACTTGCCGGTTGTAGTTGCGCTCGTAGTTGGACGGGCTGAACGCTTGGGTCGTTCCGACGGTTGTCGAGGTGAGGTTCACAACGTTCGGATAGTTGGCGTTCGGATACTTGCGGGTGAGGCCGTAGTAGACGAGGCCGGTTGATTGGTTCCCGGTGAAGTTGAACGGGGCGGCGCTCGGCGCTTTGGAGGTTCGGAACTCGATGGTCGCGCCGTCGAAGTAGTAGGTGGAGTTTTCGGTGAGGAGGAGGTCGACGATGCGCGGGCCGATGGTGGTCGGGTCGAAGGCGTCGGAGACGATGGCTCGTCCGTCGTATTCGACCGGCGGAGGGTACGGCGGGACGAACGGATACACCTCGTTCGCGAGCTTGACGGCCTGCCGGATCGCGTTGTTGGTGCCGATGATCGGGTCGTCGTTCACGTAGAACAGGGACAACATTCCGAGGGCGTCGACGCCGGTGATCGTGGCGGTGCTTCCGTTGGCGGCGATCTCATCTTGGAAGGTGACCTCGACGACGTAGAAGTAGAGGGGCGCCGTCGCGTAGTTGCTTCCGATGATGATCTGGTCGCCTTCGCTGATGTTGGCGGCCTGTCCGGTGTTGTTACGGACGGTGAGCGTACAGTTGTTACCGGTCGGCGTGTCGAAGTATGAGGCGCGTCCAATGGAGAACGACAGCGATTGGGTGATCGACGTGAACGACGTGCCACCGATCGAGACGGTCCAGTTAATGTCCGCCACGGTTATCCGATCGCGTTCGCTGGAAGCCGGTTATTGAGTCGGACGTATTGCTGGAGGGCGGCGACGACGGCGTTCGGGTCGGCGGAGGTGACGGTCACGTTGATCGTTGTGCCGCTTCCCATGAGGCCGCCCCGGTCGAGCGGGATAACGGCCTCGGGGCCCGCCTCGCCGATCATGGCGAGCGTCGGGCCGGTGACGATGCCACCCTCGGCGAGCATGGGGATGTCGAGCACGTCGAAGCCCTTGCCGCCGATGACCGGAACCCAGCCCGGCACCTTGAACGAGAGTTTGCCGACGGTGTTGTTCCAGATTGACGCGACACCGTTGAACACGGTCTTGAAGGCGCTGTAGACGGCGTCAATGTACTGGCGGACACCGGAATACCATGCGCCGAACGCGCTGGTGATGAACGAGAAGCCGGTGGTGAACGCTCCCGAGATCTTGCTCCACACGTCCTTGACGACGCCCCAGAACGCGTTGAAGCCAGTCTTGAGGCCCTCGATGGCGACCCCGAAGATGTTGAACTTGGCTTGGAGGGCGACGATCGCGGCGATAATTCCGATGATGACGACGGCCCCGGTAGCGACCCACAGGGCGGAGAACGATGCTGTGAGCGCCGTGTTGAGCGCGGCCGTGAGCGCTTGGATCGCGTTGTATGCCGCCATTCCTGCGTTGACTGCCAAGATCGCGGTAGCCAGAGTGCCGATGACGAGGCCAAGGGTGACGATGAGCCCGGTGTTATCCCGGACAAAATTGCCCAGCGACTGAAGCTTGGGGAGGAGCTTCTCAAGGATGGGGAGCAGGGCGGCGCCGATGCTTTCCTTGGTTTCATTGAGGGCGATCGACAGGCTCTTGAACTTGCCTTGGGCGGTGCCCGCCTGCTTGGAGGCTTGGTTCTGGAACGTGTTGGCGAGGTTGCCGAACAGGATGTCGGCGTCGCCCCCCTTGGCGATGATCCCGGCAAGCTGTGGGTCTAATGCCTTGAGGGCCTTGAAGTTCCCGTTGTACGCCTTGGAGAGGGCGTCGGAGACGGTGGCGAGGTCCTTGCCGGTGCCGGCCGAGATGTCGAGCGCGAGGCCGAGCAGATCTTGAGCTTCGGCGACGTTCCCGGTGCCTCGGACGAGTGAGTCGAGTGCGGGTCGTAGTTCGTCGTCGGCGACGGCGGCCGCGATGGAGGTCTTGGTGATGAAGTCCTCGACGGACGCAATTTGGGCGTCGGTGGCGCCGGTGACGTTCTGGAGGGTGGTGGCGAGTTTCTGGGCGGCGGCATCATCCTCGGCGAATGCCTTGACGGCGTCGACGGCGACCACGGTGAGCCCGGCGAGCGCGGCGGCGGCTGGTAGGGCCGCTTTCTTGATGGCGAACGATGCCTTGGCTCCGGCGCCCTCGAGCTTCTTGAAGTCGTTGATCGCCTTGTTGATCCCTGCCGGGTTCCATTCGGAGACGATGGGAAGGGAGATTGCCATTAGCGCCTCACTACTCCGGGGACGGCCTCAAGGATGATCTTCTCGACGACTGGCTCGAGGCGGCGCATGGTTGCGTCGACGTTGCGTTCTCCGGCGAACCACATGAACCGGGAGGGGCCGCGGTTGAGTTTGCGACTGAGGTCGGCGGCGAAGTTGGGACGCGCCCGGTACGGGTTGGGGTTGCGGGTTTGGTTGGGTCCGCGTCCGGCCATGTCGGTGATGGTGAGCGCGGCCGTCTTGGTGCGAACGACAACAGTGCCGACGGACTCCCATTGGGCGCCCTGCTGGAGGTTCCGGCGTCGCGCTTTGCGAGTGTCGATCTTGGCGATGACGCCGGCCCGCTGGTTCGCCTTGTTCCACCCGGTGCGCTTCTGGTGGTCCATGCCGGACAGCGGGGCGCTGTTGGGGATGGAGTCCACGATCGGGGCGACCATGGTTTCCCGGACGATTTCGAGCATCTCCTTAGAGAGTCGAAGCCGGAGGGCGGGGCTGACTTTCTGCAAGTCGCGGAGGGCTTCCTTGAGGCCGTCGTATTGAAGGCCGACTGTTGCGCTCACTTCTGGCCTCCTTGTCTGTCTTCGTTGATGGCCTCGACGACTGTGGCCAGATCGTCTAGGTCGAATGGGATGTCTGGAGGCCAGAACCCGGTGGCCGCTAGCACTTGTGCTAGTTGCCGTCGGTAGCCCCCTCGGTAGGGTTTGTGTTCTCGGTCTCCACGACCTCGAGCGTGACGAGGCGCTTGATGAAGTCGTCGAACATGGCCGGGATGGTGATGCCGGCCTGCTTGCTCGCCTCGTAGGCCATGAACGCAAGGTCCTCCATGCCGATCCCGGACGACTGGATGTCGGACGCCTTGCGCTTGAACTTGCGCTCCCAAGTGACGATCACGTACAGGTTTGTCGTTACCTGATACTCGCCTTGTCCTTGGTCTACCTTGAGTGTGAGCTTCATCGGGATCCTCCGTCGGTGGTTGTTGACTGGAGGGTACTAGATCAGGGTGCCGTGATGTCGCGTGCCGCGGATCCGCCCTTGAATACCGCCTCCACGACCGAGAGCTCGCCGACTGCGCTGTTGATCGGGGTGATCTTCTCAAGGTAGCAGTTCGTGATGGTGTACTCGGGGTTCGAGGCGGACTCGGTGGTGCCGGAGGGCGAGATGACGAGCGTCGACGTGGTTCCCCACGCGCTGTAGAGGATTGCCTCGATCTCACCGGCGCCGTAGCTGTTGAACAGGGTGAGGGTGACCTCGTTGTTCTCGAGGCCGGCGGCGAACACGCGGGCGGCACCGCCGAACGCGGTGGTCTCGAGGGCTTCCTTGGTGAGGCTGATCTCGCACTTGGAGCAGTTGTCGGTCAGGTCGGTGGTGGTGGCTCCGACGGTCAGGTTGATCGTCGCGTTGCCGAGGAATGTGGTGGTGGCCATGGTGGTGTGCTTTCTGGGTTAGGAGCGGCGGGCGCTCATTCTCACTGTGAGGTCGTATGCCGGGAGCTCTTGGGTGCCGACGACTGCCACGGTGGGCTGGCCGGAGGCGAACACGACGCCGGAGTTGAGGATCGTGTCCACGGTCGTCAAGATCCAGTCCGTTGAGTCTTGGTTGCCGGGTGGTGCTCCCAAGATTCGGATCGTGAACGTGAGGTCGGCGACGGCGTTGACGATCCCGGCGTTGAAGTTGGTGAATGACGGGGGCTCGACGAACACGGTGAGCGGTCGAGCGTTGCGAGGGTCTTGCACGACGGCCAAGCCGAGGTTCGTGAGCGCGTTGACGAGTGCCGTAGTGGCCTCCACGAAGATCCCAGAACCGGCCACACTATGCCACCTGACTGCGACGGACGCCGAGGAGTTGCTTGATGCGTCCCATGGTGAGGCCGGTCGGCTGGTTGATAGCCATGTCGGAGAACGATGCGAACGAGTCGACGGAGCCGCGCTCGCGGTACAGGCTGGCCGCGTAGAGCGTGGTGCCCAACGTGACGTCGGCGCTCGGGCTGGTGCCCGGTGCGTCGTGGTAGCCAGCCTGCTGGCGGGCCCGGAAGCAGTAGGCGTTCGCCGCTGAGACACACGTGGCGATGTAGGCGGTGTCGTTCGCGGTGGCGGCCGCAATCCCGAGGAACTCGGTCACGTTCGCCGACGTCGTCCACGTGCAACTGATCGTCCACGTAAGTGTCCCGTTCGGGATGACGGCGCCCCGGTCAATGTTGTCCCCGGCGTCGTAGAACAGGATCTGGTTCGGGATGATCGCGTCGTAGTTGAACTGGAGGTCGCCCTCGTCGGACACGCCGACGAACAGTCCGCTCGGGATCGCGAACACGGTGTGAGTGCCGTTGATCGTCGAGTCGCATCCGGTAAGCGTGATGCTCTGGCCGATGCCGATGTCGGTCGCCTCGAGGGTCTGGATCACGACGTAGTCATCGAGCCTCATCTGCTCGATTACTGCGAATGTTGCCATGGTCCAGACCCTCGTCCCTGCGATGCCGTGCTGGGGATCAGGTCAACTTGACGAACTTGGTCGCGTCGATCATCAGGGTCGCAAAGTAGCCACGCCACGCCAGCGTTCTGGAGAGCGTTGACGGGGAGTCGAGACTGATTGCGCCGCGCTGATTTTCGAAGATCTCGAAGCCCGACGGGTCGCCCACGATGACGGTGTCGGCCGCGAAGTTGCGGTCGACGATCACGGTGAGGCCGAACGCCTGCCCGGCGCCGTTGGCTCCGCTGGGCACCTGCTGGCCGAACGCGTTCATCGGCATGGTGGGGGCCAGAAGAGGCCTGCCGGTCGTGTCCGTCAATTTTCCAAGAGACGCGAACATGTTGGGACTGAGCAACAGATGGGTCGGCAGGTTGCCGAGGCTGTTGTTCAGGATGGTCGACGCGGCGTCGTAGATGTCGGAGATCCACTCGGACGGCGAGGTCGGGTCGGTGAGGACGGCCGACTGGGTGCATCCGGCGAGCAGGTTGTCGGCGGCCACGTTGTCCGTGGTCACTGCGTAGATGCGGCCGAGATCGTCGAGGATCAGGCTCAGGACGGCCGGGTCGGTCCAGTCGAGGTCCTGTTCCGAGATGTTGACGTAGCCGCCGTAGGTGCCCTTCGTGACCTGATTAGAGGTCACGACGAACGTGCCGGACTGGAGCGCCGCGTTCTCGGCGGACTGGACGGCCATGGAGGTGTGCGTGGTGACGCTCGGACGGATGAACACCTTGCCGCCTCCGGGCATGGCCTTCACGCCGATGGCGTCGACGACGGGGCGACGGCCCTGCAGGTTGTTGTAGGCGGGGCCCACGATAGGGGTGGGCAGGATGCCGGGCGTGTCGGTGGTGACCACGTCCGGGGCGGCGGCCTTGAGGGCGTCGCTCATGCGGTGCCATGCGTCGCCTCCGGCGATCGCGGCGGCCAGATACTCGACGGCGGTCGGGAGCTTGGCTTCACGCTTGACGGCGGTGGCGTAGATCGGGGTCGTGGCCACAGCGGCCTCGACGGTGGTGGGCTGGACTTCCATGTTCTCCTCCTCGGAGTCTTGGGTTGGGTTGGGTTCTTCTTCGGGGCTTGACGGTTCCTCCTCGGGGGAGGTGGCCGCGATCTCGGTGATCTTCGCGTCGGTGAACGCGGGCATGGCGACGAGACTGATCTCGGCGAGGTGAGCCTTGGTGACGACGGTGGCCTTGAGTTCCTTGTCGTAGTAGGACTCGATCGGCTCGGCGCCGACGCTTACGGCGTCGTACGCTCCGGCCTTGACGAGCTCGATGGCGTCGGCCGAGGCGGCGGTGCGGGCGAATGTGGCGGTGAAGCCGAGGCCCTCGTCCATGTCGGCGATCGCGTTGACGACGCCTCGGAGCTGTGCGGTGTCGTGGTTCTCGAGGAGCTTGGCGGGTTTCTGGTTGACGTCGAACGCGCCCCGGGCGAACGCCACACGGATCCCGTTACTCACCACTGCGGTAGTGGGAGACCACGGCACGGCGATCCCGGTCACGGTGGCGGGCTTGTCCTCGCCTGCGGCCGCGTCGATCGTCGGGAGTTCTGCGGTGAATCTGATCATGATCGGGAGTCCTCACTGATGCGAACGTCGGCCGAGTCCTCGACCTCGACACCATTCTCGCTCATGTCGTTGACTTCTAGGTAGTCATGTAGATCGAACTCAATGTACCGGCCGGCGGGGAGGATGTCGTTGCTACTAAGGGTTTCTTGGATGCAGTCAAGGTACTGCTTCACCGAGAACAGGTAGAGATCCTGCCGGGCTTGTTGGGCGTTCTGGTAGGTGAACGATCCGGGGACGCCGATGCCGAGCAGGTACGGCGGGACGCCGATGGCGCGGGACAGCTCGAGGGCTTGGAACTGGCGGCCCTCCACCAACTGCAACTTGGATGGGTCGGAGTCGAACTCGTGCCATTCGACCTCGGAGTTGAGGGCGCCGACGGCGGAGACGCGTCGAGCGTTGGCCCATCCTTGGGCGAGTTCGCCGAGGTCCTCGGCGCTCATCGGTTCCGATGACGGTCGCTGTTGTAGGTACCCGGCCGCGATCTCGTTGACGGCGAATCGTTCGGCGGCGGACTGCAACCGGAGCGCGGTTTTCATCGCGGTCGCCCCGGTGTAGATCAGGCCCTGCGTGCCGGAGAGGAATTGGACGACCTCACGCGGGTCGAGTTCCATGCCGTTGAACGTGATCTCGGTGGACGGCCCGAACCACTGCGGGCCGGTCTGGTCGAGCGTGTTGACCATCGCGGCCGGGAGCCACGTGAACGAGAGCGGCCTGCCGGTCGCTTGACTCCTTGAGGTCACGTACCAGAACGCTCGGCCTCGCATGATGAGGTCCGTGGTCGTGTTGGAGATCAGGAAGTTCCGGGTCACCTTGGGGTCGGGCTGGACCATCCAGCGCTCGAGCTCGAGATAGATCTTCTCGTATTCCTCGCCGGTCCATTGGAGCGTGTAGTGCTTGAAGCCCAGCGACCCAGCGACGGCGGTCATCATCTGCACGCCGCGCTGGATCGTCGGGAGTTGCGTGACCAGTTCCTCAGTCGCCCCGACGGTGTACGTGAAGAACTGGCCAACCTGTGCGGCACTGCCGGACGCGGCCTTGATTGTCTCAGCGCCGAACGCGGGGGTGGCGTCCTTGCGTCCGAACAGTCCCATGGCCGGAGTCTCTCACGGTTTCGGGATTGTTCCCAGTCATGTACCGAATGCGAATGCGGCTTTAGGACGCTTGCGTTGCACGGACGCGGCGCCGGCCGCCCACACCATCGCGCGGGCGAGCTCGATCGGGCCCGGCGACTTCTGCGAGGACAATGGGGCGCCGTCGTTGGTCTTGACCATGACGGCCCGGTTGACGTGTTCGGCGAGCGCCTCGTTGCCGGGCACATGGTGGAGCCGGTCCTCGACGATCAGCGCTCGGACGATCGGGGTTTGAGCTTTGAGTTCCCGGTAGCCGACGATCTCTGTGCGTCGACGGAAGTCGGGAGGGACGTGCTCGACGAGGCCGGGTGGGACGCGAAGCTGGACAGCCGGGTCGGCCATGACTCGGGTGACTTCGCCCCACATGGCGGCCATGGACTCGACGACGAATTCGGTGTCGACGACGATTCGGTCCTCGAC